CTGTGATTCTAAACAAGAAGAGATTACCAATGTCTGAACCGTCGATTGTTTTATCAGCGAGATATACTGTGCCTGTAATTCCTGATACTGTAAATCCAGTGCTCTTGATATTGTAAGAGTCTAACTCTCTATAAAATTCATTGTCATAACATAATTCATATTGTGAAAAAGTATTTGGTAGAGTTTTTAAGTTTCTTCTAATCTTGATGTTAGTAATATTTGATGTGATGGAGGAATCTGTATTATCGATTACCGAAATCATCTTAGAGTATTTGAATCTACCGCCAAATTTGTTTAATTCACTTGATCCACCATACTGTATGACTGAATTTACAATGCTTGCTCGCAAAGTATCAGCGTTTCCAGTAAAATTAGTATTGTAATAGATGTAACTATCTAATTCAACGTACAAAACCTTTAAGTCCACGAAAGATGGCACAATTCCTGCTATAGAATAGTTTTTCAGCAATTTGAGTATATTCTTTTTAGTAGAATCTGCTAGGAAATTACCGTTTCTTGGTTTTGCAGCAATAAAGACACGACCATATTGAGGTGGATTTAGATCTTCTCCACCATATGCACTTACTGATTCTATATTTGGATATATTGAGGGGAGTAATGCTTCATAATCAGTAGCAGTTACCGCACGATTTTGTGCTGCAAATCTTCTAGGTGCGTAATTTCTTATACTTTGCACACTCTCTATATCATCTCCATTCTCAGAAGGCGTCAAAACTCGTAGTCTTGCTACAGCAGTCGGTATAAGTGCACCACTTTCATCTTTTATTGCACCTACAAAATTAAAGACTGACGCACCATTACCCTCTTTACCATCTGTTTTGATGTAAGTTGCTCTAATTACATTGTTTGCCTGTAACTTCTTCCCAAATATATCATCTCCAAAAAGAAGTTCATACTTTTCATCACTTGTCTCTTGTATCAAAAATGTGTTAGATGTAGAAGTTATGCCGACAATACTGTCAATTTCTTTGTACTCTGTTTCGATAGTGCTTGATTCACTTTCTCTGATATACACTCTGAGTGTGGATGTGTCAATACTATCATTCGGTAAAACATATCTTTGGTTTGCTTGTGATAAGTTTACAACCCATTGCTTCTCCAAAAGTTGACCTTGATATATTTGGAGAAATCCATTAGATTCACCAAACACAGAAGGAGCAGTTATTCTTTGCGGTAAAGAATATATAAAGTTGACACCATTCACTCCAGAGTTTGCAATAACCCCTTCATCAATACTTATTGACGTATTTGTTGTTGAGATTCCAGTAATGTTAATAGAAACAGTTGCTACAGCAGCACGTTTTGATCTAGGCACGTAACCTATGTTTCTTGCAAGCGATACTACGTTCTCTCTGAGTGTTGCTGAATCAATAAATGATTCATTCGCAACCATATTGGTATTATATGCCGTGATGTAAGTATTATATGCTAATGTATTAATAAGAACAGACAGATTAGATCCCTCAAAGTCAAAATCTGAGAAATTAGAGTTTTGCCTCAGATAATCTTTGATTGAAGTTTTTATATCTTCAAAGTTGAGATTTGTGAATTGATTGAGAGCCATTATAGTCTAGTCGGTTCTAATATAAAGTTTATTGTTTGCGATGGTAAAGATAACCCAACGATGTTGTATGATATCTCAATATCTAAAGAATTCTCTTCTGGTCTTGATTCAACACTAACATCTGTTAGATTTACTCTAGGTTCAAAGTTTGTTATTACAGTGTCAATTTCAGTAGAAATAGGATCAATGAAATCAGAGTTTCCTAATTCAAATAATGCCCCAGTGATACGGGTGCCAATGTCATTTCTAAAAAATACTTCACCAATCTTTGTTCTAACAAGATTTTGCACAGAACGTTTGATTGCATCCTCATTTTTAAGAGGAAGCAAATCTCTTGTAACAGGGTGACGTTTGAAGGATAATGATATATCCCGAAAACCTCTTGATATTTTATTGAGAGGCACTTTTATACAATACTCGTATATTTAGTGCTATTTAGACAGTTGCTACGAGTTATCTTTCATCCGATTTATGTTGATCTTGAAAATGGTGAAAATATTGATCATCTATGTCTGCCATGACTGCTCTGTCCTTCTGAGTCTTCCAGAAATAATCTTCTTGATCACCAAGACCTAGATTATCATGTCCACACTCAACCTGATAGTACTTTGTAGAGACCTTGAAGTCTGGTGTTTTAGGTTTGGGGGGTGTCATACTGTTATCATAGATTCTCATCCTGTTATTGGGATACAGAGCGAACTGACCATTGTTTAGTGCAATCAGGTTATGACTTTTATGTTCTGCAGGAGTCTCAGCAGTAGAACAGTCAATGCTATCTGCAGAGTCATGGTAATTGTCCAGTGTGCAAATGTATTCTCCTCTAATGCTTCCGAAATCACGAGTATTAATCTCGTAATCTGCACTTCCGATGATTGATTTTGTAATTGCTGTAACTCCATAGTCCA